TCCGGTTAAGGGATAACCGATAGATGTTGACATATTGATTGCATCAACGAATTTGCAACCTGGAATGCCATTCATATTCTCGCTATCCGTCAAGGGTTTTGTTCCATTCCATAATTTACTCTGGAAAATAGGAAGCAGTTCCCTCTCGTAATCTGTGGCAGCTTTGATTAATAGCTGCGGATCGAAACATTTAGCAGGACTAGACATATTGGCTAGACAATCCTGCCAGCCCTTCCATTGAGGGCTTTCTGTGGGTCCACGGTAAATGTTCTCTACACCACAGACTTCAGCGATACTGTCACTGATAATCGTCTTGGTGGCTGTGGACTTGAATGTGCTCGCTCCTGGACACGAGCCATGGTACGCAACTTGGGATCCATGTGGTAAAAAGTTCAAAGGACTCTTTGGATGAATAGGTTGATTGGTAAGAATCTCCTTACCTAACACCTTACTATCAAAACCACTAGCAGATCCACTTAAGGTAACTGTGGGTTGTTGCCTTAAGTACTCAAGAGCTGTAGATATCTCTGATTGAGTCATAATAGAACTACAACCATTGGGTGTACCAGATATTCCTGCTACATGTATGCCACATATAACGGATTTGTTTTTAAGAGTCATTACTGCTCCACACAATCCATTAAATGTATTCACACCAAATGTGTCATACTTATAACATGGAAAACACTTGGTTCCATTATCAACCTCAGCTTGGCTGAATAATCCACCACTCTCCTGCATCGTACCATCTATGAGTCTCCAACAAAGACCGAATTGGCCATGCGAAAGTACATCCTTAGGGAAATATGCACATATGTTCTTAAATGATCCACCTGATGGGACATAAGCATATGCCATATCGGAATCCGCAGGAAAATATGCCAGCTTTTTGTCGAGCTTGCAGGTAAATTTACCTCCGTTATCATCCGGATTGCACTTCCTAAAGGTCACTTCAATGGTGTCTTGTTTAAAGTAATGCGCTGGGATCGCGACTACATTTGATGTTAACATCAAACCATTAACTCTATACACATCACCACCAATAGTGACACTACCATAAAGTAAGTTCTTTCGAACGATATGGTCGAGTTGTGATTGAGATGTAGTTAGAGATTTGGCACTAACATCCAACTTACGTT